CCTACGTTTGGCGTGGGTATTAAGATGACACCAGCCATCAAGAAAGGGTTAACTAAAGAACAGGCTAAAGGCTTAGAACCTATCCCAGACAAAATCAGAAAGCACTGGTATAATAAAAGGCGTAACGAGTCTGTTAATGCCGCTGTTAAATTTGTAGGTGGTCCAAAGTCTTTCAAATCCCTAAGCTTTGCTCGCAGGGCTATGTTAACTAACATGGCATTTAGCCTAGGACCCACAGGATTAGAGGGCTTCTCGGCCTTCAAGAAGAAGATAGCTATAGGATTAGCTCAGAGAGATCCTGTGAATCGTGAGTCAGCTCTTAAGTTTGCTGGCTCAGAGATAAAGGAGAGCCTCTGGTTTGACCAAGTAAAGAGTAGAGGTCCAGAAACCTATAAAACTTGGGTACTTGGAGACAAGATATACCTTAGTAAGGACGGAAGAAGCTCTGAGTTAACGCCCGATTCTATGACAACCATGCAGAAAGATATGGATGGTAGACAAGTACGTGGCGATACTGCTTGGTTAAAGAAGAACACAGCTAATAATAGACCTAGAACAACAAACTTTGTAAATAAATTCATTAAGCCTATGATCGAAACAGTGAAGAAAATAAATGACAGATGATCCAATTAAGAATTCTTTTAGAAACTTTATATACATTGCGTGGAAACACTTGGGGTTACCAGACCCTACTCCACTTCAGTATGATATTGCCGAGTACCTTCAGTATGGTCCTAAGCGTCTTATCATCCAAGCTTTTCGTGGGGTAGGCAAGAGTTGGATTACAAGTGCTTTCGTAGTCTGGAAGCTCTACACAGATCCACAACTTAAATTCCTAGTGATATCTGCGAGTAAACAGAGGGCCGATGACTTCTCTACGTTCACGAAACGCATTATATCTGAAATGCCCTTGCTCCAGCACCTCAAAGCCAGAGAAGACCAACGAAACTCCAATGTTGCGTTCGATGTTGCTCCCTCGAGAGCGGCTCATGCACCAAGTGTTAAGTCTGTTGGGATTACTGGTCAGATTGTTGGTTCTCGGGCCGATATTATTATCGCTGATGATGTTGAGGTACTTGCTAACGCTCTTACACAGACTATGCGAGATAAGCTTAGTGAAACCGTTAAAGAGTTTGATGCAGTGGTTATGCCGAGTACTGGGAGGATTGTTTACTTAGGAACTCCCCAAATAGAAGAGTCGTTATATCTAACGCTCCAAGAGAGGGGCTATGAGTGTAGGATCTGGCCCGCTAGGATACCTACAAAGCGACTAATAGATTTTTATCAGCACAGGCTATCCCCTTATATAAAAACCCTAGAGAAGGCCATAGGCGAGCCCACAGATCCCCTTAGATTCGATGATCTGGATTTAACAGAACGAGAGGCTTCCTACGGCAAGTCTGGATTCGCTAGGCAGTTCATGCTAGACACTTCAGGTGAAGATGCACACAGGTTCCCGTTAAAGCTACACGATTTGATAGTTATACCTTTGAGCACCGAGAAGGCTCCCGGTCTAGTAATTTGGGGTAACGATCCAAAGGAGAAGCTGGATTTACCAGCAGTTGGCCTCACCGGAGACTACTTCTATAAGCCTTTCAGTGTCTCCGAAGATTACTTCGAGTACACCGGGAGCCTCCTCTCCATTGATCCTTCAGGTAGAGGAGCCGATGAAACATCCTACTGTGTATCTAAGTTTCTTAACGGTAATATGTATGTTCTGGATATCGGTGGTTTTCAAGGGGGGTATACCCGTGGAACACTAGTAGCACTCGCAAAACTGGCAAGGGATCACAAGGTTAACTGGTGTGAGATCGAAGCCAACTTCGGTGACGGGATGTACACCAAGATATTTGAACCAGTTCTCGCGGAGTTCTGGAGTGTAACGTGTGAAGAGATCAAGCATCATAGACAGAAGGAAGTACGTATAATCGACACCTTAGAGCCTATGATGAATCAACACAGGATAATTATGAACTACAGTGCTATCCAAAAGGATTACGAAGATCAGGAAGATCCTAGGAAACAGCTATGTTATCAAATGACAAGGTTAACTAAAGATCGTGGCTCGCTTATGCACGATGATAGAATTGATGTCCTTGCGATGGCGGCTAATTATTGGCATGAACAAGTTAACGCTGATCAAAAAGAAACGTATTCTAAGCGTAGGACTCAGGAGATCGAAGATAGTATCCGGGGCTTTATGTCAGATGGTTTGGGACTAGAAACTCCAGATCAAGACTTATGGGTGTCAGGGAGATGACTATGTGGTTGTTACTTGTTATAGTACTAAGCTCGCAGGGCATACAGTCAGTTAACCCTTACAAAGCCTTTAGATCAGAGAAAGAGTGTAACGCACACGCACAGGAGGTCTTAGCGAAGGCTACAGAGGAAAAGAATCCAAATGTTAACGCTGGCTGTGTTAAACTAGAAGGCATATCTTATTCTTAAAGGAGAATTTTAGTGGGAATTTTTGGTGCAAAAAGAATCTCAGGTCAATCTAGAGGTATAGGTGGTTCAGAAGGTGAGGGTAAGAAAGGCCCGGGATCTAAAGCTAGAGCTTTACTAAACAGGCAGGTTCCTAAGATTAAACCTAAGGCTAAGAAACCTAAGGATAAACCTAAGAAACAAAAAGGTACAGCTAGAGAAAGAGTACGTAAGTCACAGGTAGATGCCCTTAAAGGGTTAACAGGAAAAGCACAGGCGAGAACCGCTAGAGCTTTCTTAAGGTCTAACAACGCAGGGAGAAAACGATGATCGCAAAACATATCCAAGGTTCTGGTAACGGTAAGATTAACGAGTCCTTAGGTTCACCTAACCCCACACCTACCCCAATGAATACCCGTAGCAAAACTGTAAAAGACAAAGGGTTGACTAAGGTTAGCACTAGGTACGCCTACAGTTCCTCACGGGGGGAAATTAGGGATCATAACAATGGTCGTTAGGCGGGTACAAAGTAGAAAACTTAATGCTAACAGAGGACATATGCTCCCCGAGATGGAAGTTAGAAAGGGTGTTATGGGGAACACTCCTAGAGCACTCGGGGTCAAACCTAAGCTGAAAGTACATAAACTCAAGAATAGAATGTAACCTAAGGAGGACTATAGTGGCAAAGCTGAAAGGGTATATGCTACCTACAATGAAAGTTAAGAACACTGGTGGCGTAGGGACATCTCCAAGAAAGAAAGAGCCTAAACGAGAGACTGTTAAGCTCGACCAAGGGTTTAAAAAGGTGAAAACCTAAAGTAAACTGCGAGTATAATTTAGTACAATAATGTGTGGGGGTATCTATACGTCCCGGTGGCGAATTTACCCCCATAGACCCTTCATTATACTCAAAAAAGACTCCAAGATAACCACCAGTCAACACTAAGTAACCTAGCTCCAGCACTGCAGATACTTTGAGTGTATCTCTGTGTTGGAGCTTAAATCTTTAAATAACTCAATGATATCAATGAGTTAGAGCTAGTGTGACATTTATTGTCACTCGCAATGACTCTAATAACTCAATGATATCCGATAGTTAACAATAGTTAGATACACTTGTTGTCCTATTAGATACACTAATCCTACATTGAGCTCCTTCCTCATGTTTTTATCCTTCCTTTAAATATCCTTTAGAATCCGATAGTTATCAATTAAATCAAGCTCTAACCTAACTTTGGCACGATACTCGCATTAACCCTGAGCATAACTTTAACTTCTTACTTGAGGCTTTATTATGACTATTTTAAACTCTTTTATTCTTGATCTGTTTATTGACGGTAATATCACTTTTAGTAGAGCTCACGCTTTATGGGATCATTATGCAGACAATCTCGGTTATGAACTTTGGAAAAAAAGAGCATTGATAGTAAAAAGTAGTTAATCGTTAGGGAGCTTAAAGATCTTATCTTTGAGCTTCCTATAGGATTAATAACTAACCAAAGGAGCTAACATAATGAAAATGACGATAGGAAGAACAACCATCAGACTAACTAATTGGAATAAACTCGATTATAAGACTACAT